TTAACGCCGCGGGATCTTTTTAAGGGAGCTTTAAACCTCCGTTCATTTGGATCGAAAAATAATATAACAAATAAGATGCATGTCAAATCCAAATAAGATCTCGATCCAAAATTAAGTCGAAAAATTCACAAATTTTGAATGGAGGATTCACTTATGGCTATCGGACCTTTAGATTCCTTTGTATTTCCTGGTGTATTAACCCAGACAAAAAACGAGGCTCCTCGTGTTTCCGCCCAAGGGGCCGTGAGGCTTCCTGTCTTCATTGGCGTGGCAGACGAACTTAATCCAGTCAGCGCTTTTGAAATGGTTCGTGGATCAAGCTCGATCGCGGACAATAAAATCACCAAAGAGTTTATTGTTTCCGAGGGAGATTATTTGATTGATGGCAGTAACCGGACTTTCAGAGTCACAGAATATCCTATCGTCAGCGGTACGGGTGGGGGTGTTACAACCAACGATCCTACCAAAGTTGCCGCGTATGTAAACGATGAGTCGGTTCCTGTGGCTACGGTTGTCGGAGCTGACGGACTTGTGACTCTTCAGACCGCGCCAGCTTCTGACGACAAAGTTGAAATCAGTTATTATTTCAAACATACAGATACACTTCGTACGAATGAAAATTTAAGCGAACAGGCCGAAGGAACAAACACGACCTTTAACTTTAAGGTTTATTATGTTCCGATCGTGGAAGGAAACAACGGCGGAGTTACTACAACCGATCCAACGAAGGTAACGGTCAAGGTCGGAACCTCCACCAGCGATGCTACGGCCGTTACAGTGAGCGCCGTAAACGGTACTGATGGAATTATCACGCTAGCAGCTGCACCTTTGGCAGGAAGAACTGTACTTGCAACTTATTACAGCAATGAATATCAGGACACGTATGACATTCTTCCGTCTCATAATGTATCCTCAATCACCAAGGTTGGGTACAATTCAACCACATCCGATTTCGTGAACGGGACGGACTTCGTTCTTGACACGATAAATGCACACTATGCCACGATCAACTGGGGTCATAGTTTCCATATTTCCTCCGGTTCGCATACGGCAGGAAGCGAATATTTTGACGACAGCCAGATCAGTGGTCTGCTGTTTGACAATCATAACTGGCGTAGGCTCGCTGATAAAACGGCCAATGGAACGCTGACAACTTTTACATTGGAAGCTGTCCCAAAAAGCGGGTCGGGTTTTGGAAAAACAACTGACGACCCATCGAAACTTGGAGTTTATATCGGAACTAGTCCGGTAGACGCTACTCTGGCCGGAATTTCAGGACAGCCTGCCGTTGTTGAAATGAACGGAGCCAGTAAAACCATTACTTTCGCAACCGCACCTGCGTATGGCCAGTCCATTTATGTTACCCAGTATGCAAATCTTTTGACTGATGATACTTGGACATTAACAGATAAGACAACTGGAGCAGTTGGTGCAGGTCATTACGGAATAGTTGGAATAAATTCTGGTATAGCTATGGATGTTCAATGGTCTGGGATTGATACCACACTTGCGTCAGTTGGAAAAACTGTTATTCCTTATCCTGCGGGAAAAGGGTCAGCTTCTATGGATGTTCAAGTAGACCCAACAAAAGCAATTGAAGAACTAGTCACTCTTCGGTTTTCAGATGATAGCGGGAACTATAGCGTTTTTTCTAGTGTTTTGGCAACAGGAACAGGTTCTATGGGTGATAATACGGGCCATTTAAATCAGACTTATATTGACAAGAAAACGGGATTCCGCGTTACCCTAGTTACACCAGACACTGGTACTTTTCAGACTAATGATTTTATCGGTTATTCTGTCACTCCTGATATTATTACTACAGCAGAAGCAACATCTACAAGAGCTATACCAGGAATTAAAACAACAGTAAAGAACACGACGGGAATTACTCTTGGTGACACTGCTGTGTTGACGACCTATAACAAGAGCGGTGCCGAACCGAATATCGGAGAGTTCTACTATGTGACGTTTGAGGACACGAAAGACTTCGATGAAGACGGCCTGATCGATCCTGTTTATGTTACAACCGAAAAGGATGCTCTGGCTTATGCAGGGCCTCTTGCGGTTAACAATAAGCTGGCCTTGGCCGCTCACTTGTCGTTCCTTAACGGAGCTCCTGGCATGATTCTGATGCAGATTCAGAAAACATCTGGGGAGTCGGAGGCTCCGACATCAAGGTATATCAAGGCTATTGATTACTTCAATAATCCTATGGAAGGCGGTCTGCGCCCTGCCCTGATGGAACCTGTGACCACCATACCAGCCGTTCTTTCTTATGTGAAAAGCAGCAATACGATCCAATCTTCAATCAGATATGCGAACGAGCGTATGACCTATTTCGGGTTCCCGATCAATACGACTCCTTCGGCAGCGGTTGCCTATGCCCAGTCCATGAATAATGAACTCATGACTGGTATTTATCCAGATGGTGGAATTGTGACACTTACGGATGAGCTTGGCAACAATGTTGATTATCTGGTTGACGGTGCTCTGCTTGCTGCCGCGGTTGCCGGTCGGGATACTTCTCCTGCGTATGATGTTGCCGAACCTCTGACTCGTAAGCCAGTGGCAGGGTTCACACGGCTCTACAGGAGACCAGACACGGTGACGCAGGCTCAGATCGCCTGTGCGGGTGTTACGATTCTTGAGGAGCAGCCTGCAGGCGTAATCGTGAAGATTGACCTGACGACTGATGTGTCTTCGGCTCTGACTAGGACTCCGTCAGTAATAAGAATCAAGCAGTTCGTGCAGAAGGGCACGCGTAACGCTCTGTCTCCTTATATCGGCATGAAGTTCCTGCCTTCAAGACTGAACGAGATTGAGACGACTCTGAAGTCTTATCTCAGTGCGTTGGTCAAGGCTGGAATCATCGTGGCCTTCCAGGGCGTGAAGGCGACACCAGATGCAAACGATCCGACCACGGTCAATGTTGAAGCCTATTATGCTCCGACGCTGCCGCTGCTCTGGATCGTGGTAACGTTTAATCTTAGAACGAGAATGTAATAATTGGAGGGATCTTTTTAGGTCCCTCCCTCTTATATCGAGGCTTAAATGGAAAAAAGTGTAAAAAGAGTCGCAAACAACATCTTGGATTTTCTTATTGATCCGACGAAGATACCAGTTAAGGAACGCTTGTACTTCAGGCCGGAAGAAATTCTCAAGAATGAATCATATGAAAAAGCGAAGGCGGATGCCTTTATAGCATATAAAGATCAGAAACATAACTCAGATTTTTATCCACAGAAAAATCGTTCATTAAATAAGGAGGCAAGAATGGATCGCAGATCTTTAATAGCCAGTTTAGATGTTCTGTCAAAGAATTTTAGCGATAAAGACCCGATTTCTACGGATCTTCGTGCTATGGCTCATGCCGTATCGCAGATGTCCGACGAGGAATTAGGCGGTCGTTTGGCAGAGGGAGCCCCAGATTTGGAAGGTACGCTCGTCGAAGCAAAAGCCGAAACTTTTCCATGCCCGAAATGCGGAACGAAAGTTCTGAAGCAGACCGGGTATTGCGTAAAATGCAAGGCTAAAGTAAAGCCGAAAACCGCCGAAGAGGAAGTCCCTGAGGAAAAGAAGGAAGAAAAGCCAAAGGAAAAGGCTGAAGCCCCTGTTGAGGAGGAAGCTCCTGCAGAAAAACCCGCAGATGAGAAGGATGCTTTTGTAACGACCCCTAGTAGAGAGCAGAAAATGCCTGGTCAGCCTCATCTTGGTCCAGAAGTTGGCGGTCCTGCAATAAGAACTATGGACCAGTTTGCAAGGTTGTATGATAAAAAAGATCCAAAACTTCTTACTTGGCTTAAGCAGACTCTTGGTATTAAAGAAGCCAGCGAAGTTACTGATCTTTGGTCAAAAGAGGCTTCCGACTTGGTTGCAGAAGCTCTCGTTGCTGATATTATTGGGGTAGCTGCCGACGAAGAGCCAGAGCCTGAGGAAAAGAAAGAACCGAAAGACTCAGCGAAGGCCTGCCCTGTAGAGGAAAAGAAAGAAGAGAAAAAGGAAGAGCCCAAGAATGCAGCGAAGGCTTGTCCTGTAGAGAAAGAAGAAAAGAAAGATGAAAAGGATGCAGCGAAAGTTGCTCCAGTTAAAGAAGAAGAAGAAAAGCCTAAGGATGTCATCCCTCCTCCGGACAAAGAATCGAAGGTTGTCGACACAGGTGTACTTTCCTCGGTTTATTACGAGGGAATTGAAATTCCGACAGGCCTGATGACGGCTG